GCCCATCGCCCCGTTTCTCATTCAGCGAAGCCCCCCCCGCCAGCAACGCCAGACCCGCCGCGCCAATCAGAATTCGCATGTGATCCCTCCTTGCTGATGGCGGGAATCTATCATGCTTCAGGCTTAGCCATGGACTTATTCCGGAGCAGAAGATGATCAGATATGCCTCGCATCATCTCAGGAGTGAAGTCAAGCTCATCAAGCCTGCCCGCCTGCTCGGCAGTGGCTACCATCGCAATTGCAACCCATCCCCTACAGACCGAAATCCAATACTCACAGCGCTTTGTAAAGTTCACGAGAAAGTGAATTGGGTTTTCAAGCGATCTTCCCCCCTCAATCTTTGCTCGGCTCATCCTCCAATAGTCATGAGCAATCAGATTCCGATCTCTGACCAATTCAATTAGATCCTTGCCACCCATATCGAACTTCGGGCCAAATTCTCTGACTAGGGCACCTAACGTGGCTTTGGTGTTAGAGCCATCACCGCGCAAAAAATCTTCAGGTGTTAGGTTCTTGAACTGACCACCTTTTTCCTTGAGATGGGAAGCCATTCCGTACAAAGCAAACTCAAGCTTTTGGGCTGCCATCATGGCCCCCCCCAAGCATAGGAATTCGTCTGCCAGGTCGAACTCCTGCGATGGTATTGTCACTCGATCATCAGCACTACTCATGCGCCCCTCGCCTTAGGTCTCTTGTGCCTATCCTGACGCCCCTTCCGACAGGGAGCAAGCACTCTGCCCATCAATCCAAACTGGATGAAAATCCAGTACCTTGCCACCTTGCCACCGTAGTAGCGTTGTGCCTCCAACGAACCGCCCCGGTCCGTTGCCGGAAAGCCCATGGACTGGGGCATTGATGACCTAGGAGGTCATGGTGAGCAATAGCTACAACATCGATACTGACAAAGCCATTTACCAGCTGAGCAACGCAGTGATAGCGCTGACAAATGCCCTATCCCATGTGAACCCTGAGATCACTCAGGGTTACCTGGCGGTCGCAATTGAAGGGTCTAGAGCAGCTGGCCACGGCACCGAACTGATCGAAGAAATTTACTCAAAGGTATTTCCCAACGCCAAACCCAGCGTTGTACTGAGCCCAGAGGAGTTCGCTAAGAAGCAGGGCGGATTGAGTCAGTAACACTGCCATTGGTGATGGTCGCAGCCAGTATCAGCGCTTTGTTGATATAGACTCGGCCATCACCTGCGATAACGAACGGGATGGCAGAAGTTTGCTGATTCGACGTTTTTTGGGTCATACGACCTCCTGCGGCCCTGCCGCTTCATTTCGCGTCTCGATGACGCAACACAAGGCGCGTCCGGTCGAGCCAGGGGCCGCCGAACACGATGATTTCTGATGGTCTGCCGAGCAGGTGGTGCAGCATGAATGGGCCTGGGCCGAAGACCTGGGTATGCTCCTCGGCCAGATTGACATCGCCGCCAAGGTAGATGCCTGCGTGGTTTGGGTGGGCGGTGCGCCCCACCGCCATGAGGATCATGTCGCCGCGCTGCGGCTGGCTGACCTGGTAAAATCCGGCAGCTTCGTAGGCCTGCTCGTAAAGGCTCGGGCCGTCCGCCTGCTCCCACCACCCCTCGTCCCGGGCATACGCTGGGAACTCCAGCCCCCACTCACGGCTGTACCAGTCCGCGCAAACTTGCCAGCAGTCCCAGGCGCCGTGCACAAACGGCCGCCCCAGCAGCGGCGTGTGGCCGGTCGGAGTGATGGTCCGCAAGTCGCCCTCTGGCCACGACAGGATGTACCAAGGCAGGCCAGTGGCCTCGCACATGGCGAGATCTCGCGGTGACGGCCTGCTGGTGGCGTCAGGGTGTGAATGCCCGATGCCGATCACTTCGCCCAGGTCTTCCGCCGCCGTGTACTGCTCCGGCGAGATGCGAAACTCTTCGGCGGGGTCGGTGGCGGTATTCTCGCAAGGTACGTACCGGTGGCCCCGCCCCTTAGCAATGATCAGTCCGCAGCACTCGCGAGGGTATTCAGCCGCGGCATGCGCTTGCACGGCGGCGAGGATGTGTTTGCGCATGATCAGCTCCGTGCGATCAGGGAGACAGCTGGGAAGCCGCCGAAAGGCAGCTGATTGCCCTGGCCGTGGCGGACTGTGCATCCGGTGTCGAGGCAGCCATTGCACTGGTCCTTGGCCGGGTCGACCGTGGCGTTGCCGTCGAGATCGAAGTAGGGACCGGTGTAACCGCAGTTCGGGCCGCGGTATCCAGCGGTCATTGCCCAGTGGCAGAGCTGGGTCATCTGCCGACCAATAGTCTCCCCGCCTACATCGCCGGGACTGGCCAGCTCCCAAGCCACCATGGTGCCGTTCTCGGACACCTTCTGGTCGATGTACCAGACCTCGATCGCCTCTTCGACTGGGTCAGCCTCCGGGTTGCCGGCGGGGAAGTTGGCGGCGTCCAGGTACCGAGCCATAGTGTGGCGCATGGTCAGCTTGAACTCGAGCAGGTTGTCGAAGGCCAGGCACAGGGCAGTAATCCGCCCGCTGACGTTGCCAACCGTCAGCGTGGGCCGCACCGCGGTTCCATCCGAGTTCGCCTCGATGCCGTCGATCTGCATCGGCCAGGCGCCGTACTCGTTGCCCTGCCACCAGATCGACTTGGCCGGCAGCTGGTCGGCGTTCGCGCCGGCGGCCGCCAACTCCTCTGGCGTGTGGGGTATAGCGTGTCCATGGAAGCGCAGCGTGTCGGCACCAAAGTCCGAGCCATCCAGCTCGAACAGCAATACCTCGCTGCCAGGCTCCAGGGTCTGGATGTCCTTGATCAGTGACATGCGATTTCCTTACGGGTGGAAGGCTCGCGCGAAGGTTGCGGAGACCTTGAACCGACCGCCGCCCACTGGCGTGGGCTTCGGATCGGCGCAGGTAAACAGCCCAAGATCACCGAGCGGCGTGGACCACAGAAAGGCCTTGGCGCCGCCGTGCCGGTCGAAGAACTCCATGATCTTGCGGGCCTGGGCCTTCGTTCCGGTCACTGTGATCGGGTAGCTGTCCTCTTTGTTGTTGGGGCCATCACCTGCCACCTGCCGGTACCCGCCGCCAAACTTCGACTCGCGGACCCGGTAGGTGATATCGGGCGTTTCGCCACGCTGGGTTGGCCAGCTGAATGTTTCGATTGCCATCAGCGCCTCGCCTGTGTGTTTCGGTAGCTCATGCCACCTGGTCGCCAGGAATCTGCAACAGCCTTCTCGGCAGCGAGCTGCATCTGCTTCTGCATGTTCTGCTGAAGGAGCGCCTGGTCGAGCTCCATGCCCTCATCACTGCGATCCGCGACGGCAACATTGACCGGTGCCGACACGCTGATCATCGTTCCCGAGCTGCTTACCGCCGCGAGGGATGGAGTGGGCCCAGAGCCAAGCGGGGTGATCGTCCCGCCCTGATCCCCCATCATCAGATAGGTCTTCCCTCCCTGGCTCAGCAGCTCAGGCCCCAGCTCGTTGACCTGATAGAGCGAGTTCGCCGCTACCGGGCCACCAGCCGCGCGCTGACCGGAGACGAAGTTATCCATGATTTCGGGGGTGTATCCGGCCTGGGTCGATCCCGCGGACGTCGCTCCGCTACCGAACCACGCAGAGGCTGCCGTAGCGCCCCAGCTTGCCAAGCTGCCCAGGAGGCCTGAAGCAGCGCGCTGGGTCTCGATCCGAACCATGTCAGCCAGGATTGACTTGGTGAAGTCGGCGAACGAGAACTTACCCGTCATGGCGAAGTTCACGACCGCATCCTCCATCGAGCTGAAGGCGTTGGTGAACAGGGATCTCGTCTGCCTGGCGACATCTCGGGCCTGCTCCAAGTAGTTCTGGAAGGCCGACGACGCCCCCTTGCGCCAATGGCCTTGGGCGGCCGTCATTTGGTCGTAGTTGGCGATGGTAGTTTCCTGCAGGTCCTTCTCGGTCTTGCTCAGGGCTGCCAGCTTTTGGTTGTACTCATCGAGGCTCATGCCACGGGAGCCGTCGCCGTACTGGTTGGCCAAGTCCAGACGCTGCTGGTTCATCCGATCGGTGATGCCGTTCTGTTGATCCTGCAAGCCACGCTGGCGATCGCCAAGCCCAAGGCCGTCTGCGGCACGCAGCCCCTGCGACCTCAGCGCCAGGACCTGCTGGTCGAGCGCGTCGGTATAGGTCTGTACTGCCTTGGCCTGCTTGGCCAACCGACCCTGCTCATTGGTCGCCAGCACCGAAAGCTCGGTATCGGCATCCCTCTGTACCTTGACCATGGCAGCCCGGGCGTCGGCGATCTTCTGGTCGAGCTGGATTCGCTGCTGGGCGCTTGTGCTGCTTCGACCCTTGGCCTCCTCCAAAGTCTTGATCTCGGCCTCGTAGGCGTTCATGACCTCGGCCTTCTGCTGCTCGATGATTGCGGCCCGCTGGGAGGCATACGACTCCTGGGAGATCAGTCCAGCCTTCTGCGCCGCATCCAGCTCCTTCTGGTGGTTCTTGTACCCGGCCAGGATGGCATTCAGCGCGTTCTTCTGGTCGTTGAACCCGGAGAGGTCGACTGACGTGGTACGCCCGGCAGAATCCTTGAACTGCTTGGCAATGTCGGCTTCGACCCGTGCAATTCGCTCCGGCTTCAGCCGCTCATCATCGGGGTTCTTTAGCCGGATGGCCTCGAGCGATTTACGGTATTCCTTCAGTTTTTCTGCGCGCTTCTCAGCGTTCGTCCAAGCGGCCTTTTCCAGGGCGTCTACTTTGTCCGTTGCGACGATTGCGGCCTGCTGGCTGCGCGCCTCGTCCGCTTTCGACTTTGCAATGCCTTCCTGCTCCTTACGGTAGAGCTGCAAGGTACGTAGCCGGTTTTCATCGTCCTCGCGGGTGGTGCCGCGCTCCATCAGGTTCGGATTGTCTTCCCCGATTATCGGAATGGCGCTATAGGATTGAGGATCCGCCAGTTTTCGCTCGAGCGCCTCGATTTGCTGTGCCAGAGTCACTTCTCTGCCAACGCTGTACGTTGCGTCGAGCGCTCCAGCAGCTGCGGCCTTGATTCCCTTCCAGGCCTTCTCAATCAGCCCAAGATTTTCCGTAATTTGCCCTGAACGCTCCTTGATGGTGTCGGCGTACGTATCGGTGAGAAGTTTCGCTGCACCGATGGTGTCGCCCTGCTCCTTAAGCGCAACGATCTGCGAGTAGGTGGAAGCAGTGAGGAAGTTGTATTGCTCGTTCAGCTCCTTGGCCGCTGCGACCGGGTCCTTGCCGATCTTTACAAACTCAGCGACGGTCTCCTCCACTGCGCGGCCTGTAGCATCCCGCCATTCAAGCGCAGCCTCGGTGATCTCGACAAAGCTTCCGGCGGCAACCTTTCCGCTACCGGCCAGCTGAGTCAGCACCTCAGCAGCGGCGCCGGTGGTCCCCACCGTGGCCGATACCTGAGCAGCCATCCCAGACAACCGGTCAGCAGTAGTGCCTGCCGCGTTGCCGGTGGTGATCAAGGCCTTCTGGAAGGCTACTGCCTCTTCGCTGCCCTTGTAGTAGGCATAGCCCAGCACGCCAACGGCAGCTGCGGCGACAGTGAAGGGGTTCACCAAGCCCATGACGTAGCCGCCCAGGGCCTTCACGGCCGGGCCAACGCCTCCGAACATGTCCTTGAGCTGCCCGCCCTGCT